TCCATCGCCACGGCCGCCCCATAGGGCTCGGCCGGCAGGGCGCTCTCGCACAGCGCCTTCTCGGCGGCGTGCATGATCCGCATCGCCTCGGCCTCCCGTGGCGACCACACCGTGACTTGGACGCGGTAGTGCCGGTGGGACGGAAGCCGCTTCTCGAAGTGCCAGAACGCCCGACCACCAACCAGCTGGAAGATGATCAGCGGGTAAACCGGCGCCTCGTTTGGGCGCGTCGGCCACGCGCCGCCGGCCGCCAGCGGGTTCAGCAGCTCCCGCAGCGCCTCTTGTGGCAAGCTCATTCGTCGCTCTCCACGTCACCGGCTGCTCCGCGCAGCAGCTCCGGCAGCCGCTCTCGGCCACGCTCGACCATGATCTGCGCCATCCGCGGCGCCACCGCCTCGTATGCTGGCCGCAGGAACGGGTGCGCCGGCACCCACTTCGGATGAGCCAGCGGCGCGCCGACGTACCACTCGCCGTCTCGTCCCTTGTACATGGCATGCGTCTGCCAGTGACCGAACTCCAGCAGGTGCCCATGCGGCGCCTTCTTCGAGTTCCAGCTCACCGAGTAGACCACCTGGGACTCGCTGGACCTGCCTTCGCGATAGGCCAGGTACAGCGCGCCCCGGAGCCTGCCCGTGTCCACAGGCGCCCGCGCCTTGGCCTCATCGCGCACGGCCTGCCCGGCAGCAACGGCCATGGACCTGGCCAGGCTCTCCGACACGCCAGACAGCCGGTCCAACCCGGCCAGCACGGACGACAGATCCACTGACGCGTTAACCGGCATGGGTCACCAGCTCGCAGACAAGGTCCGTGTACTCGCGGCCGGCGAAGTCCATCCGGACATGCCGCACCTCGAACACCTGGCCGCCGTGGACAACCCGCATGCCGGCCACGACGTCCTCGCGGTACCTGATCCGGATCGAGTACCGCTCCACGCTGCCCGGGATCCCCTCCTGTAGGCGGGAGATGGTGCCAATCCCCGTGAACCCACGGATGTCCGCCCAGACCGTCGCGACCTCTTCCCAGGTGTCCAGCGGCTGGCCAATGGCGTCGGTGCCGGTGCCGCGCCGCTCGATACGGACACGCCGGCGCAGGTCGCCTGCATTCAGTCCCATCGTTACACCCCAAGGCCCACGCGGTACGGCCACAACAGCCGAACAGCCGCGTCATCCATCGCCGCTGGTAGCCGCGTCCCGATCAAATCCTCGCGATTCCGGTACATGCCCGCCGCACGCTGTAGCACGGCAACCCTGATCGCATCATTCGCCACCATCGGCATGTCGCCAGCAGTCCCATCCTCGACCGCCTGGGCCAGCTCCTCCTGCGACGCATAGACCTTCCGGTTCAGAAACGCCTCCACGGCATCCTCGGCCGCAGTGACGTACAGCTCGACCATGGCGTCATCTGCAGAGTCGGCCCGGCAATGCTCTCGGGCCTGCTCAAGCGTGACCAGTCTCATGCCAATGCGTCCTCCAATAGCGCGCTCTGGAACAGCGCCAGCGCCGCCTCATCCCCTCGGAATACACGCTGGACCTCAGGCAGGCAGCGCATATAGCACGTCCGCCCATGGGCACAGCCGGAACGTGGTATTCGTTACGATGACACCGCGTGTTTCCTCGGCCTGCCACGCTTGCGCGCGCCATTGCCGGACGTATTCGCAATCGTCTGCGGTGAGACTGGGGCCGCTGGCGATGCAGACGACTTCTCGACATCGGCGGTGGAAGGGGTTTCCTCGGTCGGACCTTCGTCGCTCAGGATTCGGACCAGTCCTTTCTGCTCCAGTTCCGCCGCCGTCTGGTTCGTCACACTGAAGCGCTCGTTGCGCTTGCGCGGCTCGCCGTGGATGAAGCCGCGCAGTGCCTGGACCTGTTTCATGGTCGCCTCCTACGACAAGGGGCGGCCGGAGCCGCCCCTTGTCACTGCTGCGGGATCACGGGGTGGACGGGGGCGGGGCGATGCCATCGAAGTTGCCGGTCACGAACGCCTCCGGACGGTACACGGTCAGGGTCAGGCGCTCCTCCATGAGGATCTTGACCATGTTCTTCACGAAGTCGCGGTCGTCCTGCGTGGCGACCATGACGTTCACGTCCTCGCGGTCGTGGATCTCCGCCGCGATGCCGCCGCCGAACGCGCCCACCAGGAACTCGCCAGCATCCATCGCCTGCGTCGGGACCACGTTGCGGCCCCACAGCGCCGGCGTGGCGAGACCGCGGGGATTGGCGAACAGGTAGGCGTTGTCGTCCGTCTTGGTCAGCTCGATGGCCGCCCAGTCGATCGGCGACAGCACGATGCCATCGGCCCACGCCTCGGCCAGCTCCACCTGCAGCAGCGCCAGACGGAGGCGGTCGATGCGGGTCTCGGCCTGCACCGCAACGCCCGGATTGGCGTAGGCGGTCGCCTGCGTCAACAGGCCGTTGATGTTCAGGCCAACGCCAGAGCCCTTCAGAAGCTGCTCCTCCTCCTTCAGCTTCAGGCCGTAGCGCAGGCGGCCGTCGATGTAGCCACGCAGCATCGGCGCGTCGGACAGGACCTGGCGCGATGCGTGAATCCAGTGGGCGATGGTGACCACCGGCGCCGAGTCGGCCTCGAACACGATGTTCGATTCCGGCTTCAGGCCGCTCGGGTTTTCCGCCACCGGGCCGGCGTTGTTGGTGAAGCCGGTCTCGCGGACGTACTCGACCGAGTTGGACGTGGTGCGGACCACGTTCAGCAGGTCGCGGATGGTCAGGCGGCGCAGGCCCGGGGCCTTGATGCCCGGGACGCGATTCGGCTCGATCAGGTCGCCGGCCGAGGCACCGTCGCTGGTCACCACCGCCTTCACGGCCATGTTGAACTTGCTGCCGCCACCGCCGGCCGCACGTGCCGCCCAGGCCATGAACTCTTCGTTCTCGATGACCTGCTCGCCAATCGACTGCGGGCGGGCCACGTCGCCACCGCCCTGCTCCAGCTTGGCGACAAGTTGCTCGGCAGCCTGCAGGCGGGCCTGCAGCTCGCCCTGCTGCGTCAGCAGCTGATCGACCTTCGCTCGGGTCTCCTCGGAGAGCTTGGCGTGCGCCTTGATCTCCTTCTCGGCCAGCTCGGCCTGCGCCTTGATCTGGTCGCTGATCTTGTCCAGCGCCGCCTGAATCTTCTCGGGGGTGCTCATTCGATTTTTCCTCAGTTTGCGATAAGGGGGTGCTGCAGGAAGGCAGCGATGCACTGCTCGTTGACCGGGTCATCCCGGCGTTCGGTGGGGTCGCCCTCACCGCTGCCAGCGGGATCGCCCGCGCTGGACTTGATCTCGGAGATGAGGCGCATGGCCTCGGACTTCGGCATGCCGGAGGCGCGCAGCGCGGCCTCGACGCGGCGCACCGCGGCGGCGTTCGCCTTGCCGGCGCCCTTCTCGACCTGGTCGGAGGGCAGCAGCTCGTCCGCGAAGCCCTCCTCCACGGCATCGCTGCCGCCGATCCAGGTCTCCGCATCCATCAGCTTCGCCATCGCCTTCTGGTCGGCGCCGGTGCGCGCGGCGTAGATGTCCGCCATCGCGCGGTCGAACGGCTCCAGGGTGTCGGCATACTCGCGCAGGTCGTTGCGGTTGCCGGCGGCAACCACCCAGGCGTTGTGGATCATCAGGAAGCCGGCGCGGGCGATCTGCACCGTGTCGCCGGCCATGGCGATGATCGAGGCGGCCGACGCGGCCAGGCCAAGGATCTTCACCGTGACCTCGCCGTCGTGCTCACGCAGGAGGTTGTAGATCGCCATGCCCTCGAACATGTCGCCGCCTGGGCTGTTGATGTTCACGGTCACCGGGCCGCGGCCCATGCGCCGGAGCGCCGCCGCCACACGCTTTGCGGTGACGCCCTCACCGGTCCAGAAGTCCTGGCCGATCACGTCGTACACGCCGATCGAGCGATCGTCCTCGCCGGTGGCCGCGGCGCGCACGCCGGGATTCCATCGGTCCAGCGCCCGCGGGAGGATCTGGGCGCTGACGCCGGCGCATACGCGACCCTCCGGCGCACCCGGCAGCTTCTTGATCGTCATGGGGTTCAGTCCTCGTGGTTACGGGCTGGAGCCGGGCACCTGCCCGACCGAATCCAGGGTGGTCATGGCCGACTGCACAGTGAGCACCGCGGCGTTGCCGCCCATCGGCTCCCGGTCCTCGAGCTCGCGGACCTCGTCGCGGGTCATGATTCCGTTGTTGACCATGGCGGCGTAGAACTCGGACCGCGCCTTGCTGTCCGCGCGCAGCAGGCCCTCGACCGTGTACTTCGGGTAGTACCGCAGCCGGTCGCCAGGGGGCATCAGGTCCTTCTGGATGCCCTGCTCGATGCGCTTCAGCCAGGGCGCCAGGGTGAAGGTCAGGAACCAGATCATCTTCTGTTCCAGGCCCGTGCCCCAGTTGCTGTCCTTCTGGCCGTGGCCGACCAGCGACGGGTCCACGCGGAACCACCGGCAAACGTCCTCGACCGAAAACGCGCGCGACTCCAGCAGCTGCGAATCCGAGGGCTTGATCCCGATGGTGCCGACGTCCGTCCCACCTTCCAGCAGCGGGGTTTCACCACGCTCCACCGCGCCCAGCACGTTCTTCCGGAACTCCTCGCGCTGCTTCGGCTGCAGGAACGCCGAGACCTTGTAGTAGACGGTCTGCAGCATGCCGTTGCTGAAGGTCCGCGCGGCTGCCTGGTCCGCCGCGATCGCGCCGCCGATCACGTGGGCGCCGTAGGTGATGACCGAGACACCGTTCTCGCCGTCCAGGGTGAAGCCCGGCACCTCCCAGATCCGGTTGCGCGGGATCACCCGCTGCCGGCCGTCCTTCTCGGTGTAGCGCCACTCCTTCCGGCCGTTGGCGTCCAGCGACCAGCTCAGCCGGTCCGGGTTGAGGAACGAAAGGCCCACCAGCCGGTTGCCAATCATCAGCTTCTCGGCCCGGCCTGCGCCACGCAGCAGCATCGAGGCGACGAACGCCTCCCAGAACACAGAGGCCGTGGTGGTGGCGTTCGGCTGGTCGTGGATGATGAAGTGCAACGGGTGATGCGGAGCCGCGCGCTTACCACCAGGGCCGCGCTCGAACACACCGAGCGGCAGCGTGGCGATCGTCTCCGAGATCAGGCGCACGCACGCCCAGACGGCGGAAACCTGCATCGCAGTGTGCGGCGTCACGTTGACACCGGCTGGGCCAGATCGACCCACGACGGCCGCCCAGGCCTCGTCGTTGGTCAGGTCGAACGGCACGCCCAGCCACTTCAGCAACGACGCCTTGATGCGCCCGGGGCGCTTCACGGCCTGCGGCTTCATGCGCGCTCCGCCTTCGCCGGGTTACTCAGCCAGTCGTCCATCGAGCCCTTCCCTTCGGGATTCAGTGCCATCAGGTACACCGCGGAAAACCCGGCCATCAGCGGGTCGATCTTCGCGCTCCCGCTCACCGCCTTGGTGATCGTGGTCGCGTTGCCCCTCGGCTCCACCTTCGCGTTCTCCACGCACCACGCCATCAGCGCCTGGCCCCCATGCACCAGGTCGCCGCCCGCGAGCATGCGCTCCGTCGTCTTGATCGCCCCGTTGAGGTGCCAACCCTGCGAGACGGCCACAATCTGCTGGGCATTGAGCCCGCGATCCGGCGCCGTCAGCTCGTCTACGATCGCGCCCACCCCGGCCGGGTCCACGCCGATCGCGTTCTTGTCCGGGAGCAAACCGGCCGACTGCAGCCGGCACACGATGTCGGCCAGCTCCGCGACGTCCTCGCCCGGGGCCTCCACGATGGCCAGCTCGCCGTCGGCGTGCAGATCCTGCAGCCGCTCCGCGATGTCCTTCCGCCTCTGCAGCACGATCCGGTGCGCCCAGGCGCGCGCCCACCAGAGCCAGCGGCGAGTGCCGCGCTCACGCCCAAGAACCACCAGGCCGAGCAGGTCGTCCAGGCCGCCGCCGTCGATCCCGACCACGCAGACCTCCGACCGCTCCATCACGGCCTCCAGCGTCAGCCCGGGCTCGACCGCGCGCGGCCAGAACTGCGCGCCCACCCAGCCGCCACCGGCCACCCGGCTCGGCGGCACGTTGAGCCGCTTCGCCAGGAACACCTTCAGCGAGTCGCCGCCGGCCTCCCTCGCCTCGAAGAACCGGCGCATGAAGTCCGCCGGGTCCACAGAGGCGCCCCAGTTCGGGTTCACCAGCGGGAAGTTCGCCGGCTCCAGGTAGGCCTCAGACTCCAGCATGTCCTCCGGCCACTCGTAGAGCAGCGGCAGGAAGTGCGGCGCCTCAATCCGCCCGTCCCGGACCGCACGGGCAAACTCCAGCTTCTCCCGATACACGCCGACCGGCTCGGAGTCCGACTCCGTCGTGATCGACATGACCAGGCCCTCTGGCCTGGACGCCTGACCGCCGGTGGCCTCCAGAATCAGGTCCGCCGCCCCCTTCCGCTGCGCTAGCAGCCACAGCTCCTCGAAGATGACGAATGCCCAGACCTTGCCGGCAATCGTGTCCGTGTCCGCCGCGTACACCCGGCAGGTGATGCCGGTCACCCGATGTGTCACCGCCCGGATGTTCGGCTGGATGTGGAACAGCGCGTTCAGCTCCGCGTCCGCCCGGATCGCATCCCGCAGCGGCCGAAACACGTTGTCCGCCGTCTCCTTCGTCGGCGCGATCACCGCCGCCTCGTTCGACTGGCGCCAATTCAGCACCAGCAGCGACAGCATCAGCCCCGCCGCAAGGCCAGACTTCCAGTTCTTCTTCGGCACCTTCAGGAAGACCTCGCGGATCAGCCGCTCTCCGGTCTCCACGTCGTAGGCACCGTGCACAACCTCCGCTATCTCGCTGATCCAGGGCCGGCAGATCTGCCCATAGGTCGGCGGCACCGGCAGACCCACGTCGTCCACCGCGTGCTGCGGGTTCGGAACACCTACCGCCCTCAGACTGTGGAACACCTCCAGGCCGATACGCCCCTGCTCCGGGAAGATCGGCCGGCACGGCATCAGCGAGCGACCCTCCCGGATCCGCTCACGCCAGTCCGGGCACGCAGTCGTCCAGGTCATGGTCACTTCACTGCCACCAGCCGCGGCCTACACGGCGGCGGCACCGGGGCCAGCGAACGCTGACCCATCACCTTCCGCGCCGCCTCCGCCGCCTCCTCCTTCTTCCCGAGCGACCCGGCCCCCTTCGTCCCCTTCTTCAGCGCCAGAGCCGCCGCCATCCGGTCCTTGAAGTCCGCATTCGGGTCCTTCATGACCGCCCGCAGGAACTCGTCCGGGTCGTCCGTCATGTACCCCTTGGCCCGCGTCTTCCGCGGCGGCGCCGGCTTGCGACCGGCACCTTCGCGGGCGCCTCCGCTTCTGCCCTTCACGCCAGCCATTTGATTTCCTCGCTCACCAAAATTTCTCGCGCGTGCGGGGGCGGCCGGCTTCCCGGCTATCAACCCTGGAACTTTCGATAGCCCCCCTCTATCGGCCCATGCCAGACCGACCGCCCCGATAACGTCCTCGGCCTTGCAGCCACCGAAGCAATGCACCAGCACCTTGCCGCCGGAACATCCGCAACACCGCAACATTGGACGCCAGTGGACGCGGGCGGACGCCTACGGAATCGGGCATCCGCAACATTGCCGAAACAGCATCCGCAACAGGCGTATGCTTGGCGCGGGCATGTTGCCCACGTGGAGGTTGCGATGAATCCAGAAGCGCTCTTGGAACTTGCTTCCGTGCCGAGACTGATTCCACATTTGCTGGAGCGTGCCCATAAGGCAGCGCAAGGCGATGTTGAATTGGAAGCGGTTAGCGCATTTCTTCCCGCGTTCGCTCGTTGCCGGGAGGTGCTAAGCGATGAAAGTCATTTCCTCGCCGCCACAAGCGGGGATGCGGTCAAGCTCGACAGACTAGACCTGTTGAGCAGGGTTGACGAAGCGGAACGCGCGCTAGTGCTGGCATTGAGAGTTAACCGCGACCAGTAGCGTGCTGCTGCTGCTGTGGCCGACCTGGTGGGCGCTGTGGCTGGCCGCCGGAGGCCTGCCGGACCCGTGGACGCTGTTCGTGTTCACCGCCGGCGTGTGGCTGACCCGCTCGGCCGGCTGCGTGATCAACGACTACGCCGACCGCTGGCTGGACCCGCAGGTCGAGCGCACCCGCGACCGCCCGCTGGCCACCGGCGCAGTGTCCGGGCGCGAGGCGCTGGCGGTGTTCGCGGTGCTGATGCTGGTGGCCTTCGGCCTGGTCCTGACCATGAACCGGCTGACCGTGCTGCTGAGCTTCGTCGGCCTGGACTGCTTCAAACGGCCGACAACGGTAGTTGACTTGTGACTAGTCACGCGTCATTATGACCACACAAAACCCGAACCACCCGCGGCATACACGGCATACACGG